TTGTCGTCATGAAATGCGTCCAAGTCGGATGGACCGAGGTCCTAAACAATTCGCTCGGGTACTACATCCACCACGATCCGGCGCCGATCCTGATGATCCAACCGACGTTGGAGCTCGCCGACACCTATTCCAAGGATCGTCTTGCCCCGATGATCCGCGACACCCCGGCGCTTGCGGCGAAGGTCCGTGACCCAAAAGCGCGGGACTCGGACAACACGATCAGGCAAAAAATATTTGCGGGCGGACGTCTTACGATTGTTGGTGCCAACGCTCCCTCCGGCTTGGCGGCACGACCCATTCGTGTTGTTCTTGCTGATGAAGTTGATCGCTATCCGGTCTCCGCGGGAACGGAGGGCGATCCTCTCAAACTTGCAAGCAAACGCCAGCAAACGTTCTGGAACCGGAAAACGCTCCTCGGTTCCACCCCGGTCCTAAAAGATACCTCGATCATTTTCCGCGAGTGGGAGCTATCGGATAAACGCCGCTACTATGTCCCGTGCGCCGACTGCGACCACGAGCAAGTCATGCGGTGGGCGAATGTCCGGTGGAGCAAGGGGCCGCATGGCGAGCATCAACCCGAGACCGCGGCCTATGTGTGCGAGGCCTGCGGATCGCTCTGGGATGACATCACCCGATGGGAGGCGATCAACCGTGGTCGCTGGGTGGCCGAGGAGGAGACCAAACAAACCGCGGGCTTTCATATCACTGCATTCATGTCGCCATGGGTGACGCTGTTCGAGGTCGTCGACGAGTTCTTGAAGGCACGCCACAATCCGTCGTTGCTGCAGGTTTGGACGAACACCGTGCTCGGGGAGCCATGGGAGACAACGACCGAGAAGCTCGAAGGGGTCGGGTTAATTTCTCGGTGCGAGCCGTATGGACCCCAAGATCTCCCCGAGGCCGTTCGCTTGCTGACCGCCGGGGTCGACGTCCAGGCCGATCGGCTGGAGGTCACGACGCTCGGCTTCGGGGCCCGGGAGGAGTGCTGGGTTGTCGGACACCGGGTCCTCGTCGGCGATCCGGCTCAACCGCATGTCTGGTCGATGCTCAATCGCGAGCTCCTCGTTCCCCACAAGACCGCGGAGGGTCGCGCGCTGCGCATCGTGTCGACTTGCGTCGATACCGGCGGGCACCATGCGAACGCGGTCATCGACTATTGCCGGCGACATCGCGGGATGCGGACGCTGCCGATCAAGGGTGTTGCGGGTGTTCGGCCGATCTGGCCGGCGCGGGGATCGAAAACGAAGAACAAGGCGACGATCTATCTGCTCGGCGTCGACACCGCCAAGGATACGATCTATGGCCGGCTCCGCATCGAGAAGCGAGGACCCGGCTATGTTCACTTCCCGATCGCGCCGGGGATCGATCGCGACTACTTCCTGCAGTTGACCTCGGAGCAAGTCCAGATCCGTTTGCGTGAGGGCCGCTCCTATCGGGTGTGGGTACTCCCCTCGGGGCGCCGCAACGAGGCGCTTGATTGTTTCGTGATGGCGCTTGCCGCGCGACTAAGTTTGAACGCCGATCTCAACAAGGTCCCGACCTCCCCGCCGGCCGCGGGCGAGCCGGAGGAGGCGAACCTTGTGGAAACCACCACGGAGTCGACGCCGGCTGCAGCGCCGCTTCCTCCTCCCCGACCTCAACAACCGTCGGGGTTCATCCCGCAGCGACCGAACTGGTTTTCTCGCGACTGACACGGGAGGGTGGGGAGAAACGGGGGAACGGATGCGCTGGTGGCTCACCGGCCTCATCCTACTTTGTTTGTTCTTCGCTACTGCGACCGCTTTACTGCTTTACGGCATCTACTGGCCGGGACACTGACATGCTGGACCCGGTCGAGATCTGGCGCAACGTTCTGCTATGGAACGCCGCCGAAGCGGCTCGATGCCGCAATCCAAATCAGGAGGCCGATCGCCTCCGCTTCATCCGCAACATGAAACATCTGGAACGACGCATCGCGGAGGTCCTCGATGGCTCGGAATATTCCTAATTTCGGATACACGACCGGAATGCTCGCCGCGATCCAAGAGGCAATCGGATCGGGTGTGACGACGGTCAGCTATGAGGGCAAGACCGTCACCTATCGGTCGCTCAACGACATGTTGCGGCTGGAGAACATCATCGCAACCGCGCTCGGGCTCGTCTCGATCGCTTCGTCGACGTGGCTCGTCTCCTATGATCGCGCGACGCCACCTAACGATGCGTACAACAGCGATCTGTACGGTGGATATTGATCAATCTCAGCTTAGGAGCAAACGTCAATGGCCCGGAGAAGCGTTCCCGCAGTTATCACCTTTGAAGATCAATCCGGTGGTGCGCCGCCGGAGATCTGGCCGTCGCCCGGCGTGCCAACACCACCGATCTACTATCCGCCGGAGATCTGGCCGACGCCTCCGGCGAAGCCTCCGCTCGGGATCTGGGGTCCGAGTGGCCCCTGGCCGACGCCGCCGATCGTGGTGGTGCCACCCGGCGAGCTTGCGCCCGGTGTGCCATCGCATCCAATCGTGATCCCGCCGGAACAATTGCCGCCGGTCCCCGGGCATCCGATCGTGTTGCCGCCCGAGACGCCGGGTGAGCCTCCGGTCGTGTTGCCGCCGCTGCCGCCGGAGATTTGGCCGCCGGCCGGCGTCGTTACTCCACCGATCTACTATCCACCGGAAATTTGGCCGAAGCCGCCGGAGAAGCCGACGGAGCCGCCCGCGGGAGGCGGCGGTAGCGACAAATTCATGTGGAAGGCGATCTGGACGCCGCGAACCGGATGGCTGGTGATCTTGGTTCCGCTCGGACCGGTACCGACGCCGTCCGCCGCTAAGAAATAGCGATGCCGAACCCGATCGACGCCGTCATCGGATTTTTCGCGCCTCGAATTGGTGCTGCTCGGGCACGGGCACGCTATCAGATGCGCATCTATGACGGCGCCGCTCCCGGGCGGCGAGCGACGGCTTGGCGAACACGCCACACCGCGGCGAATGCCGAGATCCAAACCGCGTTGCGGGCGCTGCGCGATCGCGCCCGCGACTTGGTCCGTAATACCCCGCACGCATCTCGCATCTTGAATGTTTGGGTCAATCATGCGGTCGGCACCGGCTTGCGGCCAGTATGCAAGACCGGCGCCGCAGGCCTCGACAAACGCGTGCAACAACTTTGGGAAGATTGGCAGGCGAGCGCCGATGTCGAAGGCGTCCTCTCGTTCGCCGGTCAACAGTGTCTTGCCGTCCGCTCGATGATCGAGAGCGGCGAAGTCGTGATCCGTTTCATCGATCGCAAGCCGGACGATCCTGATGTCGAAACGCCGGTGCCGCTCAAGATCCAACTACTCGAAGCGGATTTCATCGATCAATATCGAGAGGGCATCTATGGCATGACGCCGGGTCGTGGCGACCTCGGCGACTTGGGCCTTACCGCGGAGACCAAACGATCCCGCTTAGGCGTGGGTCTTGGTGATTATGATCGTCGCACGGGCCTTTGGTTGTTCCCTTGGCATCCCGGGGAGATCACGACCTACAATCTGCGGCCCGGTATTTCACGATTTGTCCAGAAATCCGAGGTCCTCCACGTCTACATGCCGTGGCGACCGGGTCAAGTCAGGGGTGTCAGTTGGTTTGCGCCGGTTTTGCAAACCGCGCGTGAATTATTCGATTTTCAAGATGCTACGCTCATGAAAGCGAAGGTTGAGGCCTGTTTTGCGGCTTTTATCGTCAATTCCGAAGAATATTCGCCTTTATTGGACGAAACACCGGCCGATGCGGCGCCTCAATCATGGCCGTCGATGTACAATCCGAACGCTTTGTCGACCACACTCGAACCGGGGATGATCAAAGAACTCAAAAGTGGTCAGGACATCAAATTCGCGCAACCGTCGTCAGCGTTTCAAGTCGAGCCAATGCTGATGTTTAATCAAATGGCGATGGCGGCGGGAGTTGGAGTGACCTATGATCAACTGTCTGGTGACCTCCGCGGAGCTAACTATTCCAGTCTCCGGGCCGGAAAAATTGATTTTCGACGAGCGGTCGAACAAGTTCAAAAGCTCTGCGTCGAGCCGATGCTTTGCAAACCAGTCTGGGACCGTTTCATCAATCGCGCCATCATGGCTGGCGAGCTACGGGAACGGAAGGGTGGTTATCCTGTCGAGTGGGTGACCCCGGCTTGGGAAAGCGTCAACCCGAAATTTGATCTCGATGCGGAACAGCACGCCGTTCGTTCTGGAAGGATGACGCCGCAAGAGTTCATCGGCTCATGGGGCGGCGATTGGCGGCAAGTCCTCGACGACTTCGAGGAGTTCCAAAAGGAATGCGCCCAAAGAGGCATCGTGCTCGATCTGTTGCCGTCGCAGACCACCCGCCAAGGTCAACTGCAAAAGGTCATCAAAGCACCGAAGCCGGGAGCGAAGGCGAACGGTGCCGCGAACGGTAAGGCGAACGGTAGCGCAAATGGATTTGGGGCGCCCGATCCTGCCGCACAAGCCGCCGGGGTCTCCGACGGCGAGGGCGGCGTCACGATCATCGGCGCCGAAGGCGAGGGCAAATGATGGTCAAGCATCCCAAACAACCACCGGCACGACATGAACCGCACAAGCCGGTGACGAAAACGTGGGGTGATCCCCACGAGACGACGATCGAGGAGCGGCGTGAGGCCATCCGCGGCCAGTTCGAGGAGCACGACGAGGAGCGCGACGTCGAGCCGATACCGGATCGCCGTGGTGATCCGCCGCCCGACGACGGCGGTTCGGCGCTCGCGGTGTCGTCGCCGATGGCAAAACAGGCCGGTATAAGCGAGGACGAGCAATCGACGCGGGCCCGGGCCTCGGCGCGCGGTCTCGATGTTTCGCAATATGCGGCCGGCGCTCCCGGTTCCGTCATGGCGACCGTGGAGCGGGAGCGATGGATTGCCTATCTGCTCACCGAGCAAGGATACCAGGGGGTAAAAAATCCGACGGGGACCTATGCTGTCGTCGCTGATGTACACAAGGGCAAGCATCCGCAGCATTCAACCGACACTCTGGCGCAACTCCAAACATTCGCGACGGTGATCTGTCCGACAGATTACCGGAATTTTATGGGATGAGCCGTCCAATCACTCGCCATGACATTCGCCGCTTGATCCGCAAGCTCGAACGTCGAGGCGTACATAAGCAAATCCGCAAGGCGTTGCGCAGTTTGCTGATACCCCGCCGGTGGGGTTGCCAATCTGGCCGGTCAACAACGTGATGCTATGAACTCCGTTTGTACCGATACGCCGGCGTCAACTCTCATTCAATGAACGAGATCGGGGAGACGCACGATGCCTTGGACCGCAGCCGATGCAAAGTCGCATACGTCCAAGGCCGACACGCCCAAAAAACAAAAAACATGGGCCGAAGTAGCGAACAAGGCGCTCGATGCGGGCGACAGCGAGGCCTCGGCAATCAAACAAGCCAACTCAGTGGTGGCGAAC